TATCAAGTTTGCTATCCATCTTGTCTAGCTTATCCTCCATAGAGTCCATTCTTTGTTTCATTAGAGCTATTTCTTGTGCTGTTGTAGCCATCTTATTAGTCAAATAGTAGTTCTAGTGTTCCGTTCCACCAAATAGTCTTAGAACTTGCTGTTTTCTTTACTAGAATAACAACCAAAACATCATTTTCTTCAAAAGTTAAAGTACCGCTTACCCCCATTTCCCCTATCGTAACGAATTTATTACCACCTGAGTCATTGGTTAAAGACATGGTTGTTCCTAGTTGGGTTAAATCTACATTTGCACCTGTTCCTGATGTAACAGAAAGTTTATACAACTTCATTTCCCATTGCGCACTAGCAGTACCACCGTACATAACCTTCCAACCTGCAACCGTTCCTGATGCAGGACAAACATACTCCGAAAACATATGCGCCCACTTCATTCCTTCATTCTCAGTTCCGTTAGTTGCATCTAAAACATCTACCTGTTGGTTGTAGTTGTGGTAATCGGCAGAGAATTGCTTTGCATATTGATTATCAACAGCTCCACTAGAAGTGTGATAACCACCTGTTGTTATGATTTGTTTTTCACGAGATCTCCATTGCAAAGCTCCACTAGAATTTTTAACCAAAGCAGTATTGTTAGCTGCTGTACTAAAATCCTTAGGAACATGAAGTTGATCGTTTGCTAAACTGCTATGTTCGTTACTTGCCATATTATACTGAAGCTACTAAAATTTCTACATCTACATCGTTACTAGCAGGGTTCACCTGAATACTAGCTATATCAGCCATAGTTCCAAAACTAGGAGAAGTGTCCGCCTCAGCTAACATCAAGTCATCAGGTGCGCCTAAAATATGCGACTCTCCTGCTGCTAATCTTACTTGATAAAGGGTGGCTGCTCCAACGATAGCTAACTCGATAGGATTTGTATCGTCAAGGTTTGTTACCCTAACATACTTAGCATCCTCTAAGTCAAGCGCATTGTCAGCAGCAAAAGCGTTTCCGTTAAATGTAGCAATAGTGGTTGTCTGACTTGCTGCACATTTTACGATTCTTTTAAATGCTTCGTTGATGTCAGCAATCTCAAGAGTCTTTGTTCCTCCGTATTGAGTTCCACCTAATGATAGCGACTCTGTTATAGTAACTGTAAGCGTTGCGTTAGTTATTGTACTTGCCATCTTATTTCTTTATTATTTTAATTTCTGTAATTAGTTCTTCTTTCATTATATTTAGGAACTCAATAAGTTTATCCTCACCAACCTTGTTGTAGCCATCTCCACCATGTTTTCTACCACACATCCAAGATCCATCAGGCATTTGGTGTTCATATCCATCAGGACAATCAGGGTTTTTTCTTGTGTGTTGATAGTTATCTGTATCTTCCATTGCTTTTTTCATAGGATGATCCTTAGGTAACAAATCAGTATCATGCTGACCACCTTGAAAACGACCTTTTTTCATAACAAAAAGAAAAGAATTTACTCTTGCGTATGCCCATTGTTCCTCAGATTTTACATTGGGTCTAACCGATTCTCGATTTGTTCGGTAAGCACCGATGCCACGATCAAAAACTTTCTCTAATTTAGCATAAGTCACTCTAGGATTCCAATCTACCTTTAAGTCTTTTACTTCTTCGTTGTGATCTTTCACCTTTTTCTCCAATCCCTTTTTTACTGTTGGACTTACATTTTTCATATTATCTTTTCTTCCTTCTAGTTTTTTTGTTAATTCAAGAATAACATCTTTCATTCCTTGCTCTCCTAAGTTTCCTATGACACCCCATTTGATCTGTGCAACAACACCTGCAACATTGCTAAGGTTTGGCTCTACATCACCTTTAAACTTTTGACCATCTCTAAAATGTCTTTTCGCCCAAGACTCTCTTTCTTTGATCCATTCTCTTATCGATTCTGTGTCCTGACCATCTCTAGCCCTACCCCAAAGCATAAATGCTTCATTGCCACGAATATTACCTCCTGCCTTCCATATCTTCGGCTGCTGCTCTTTTAGATTTTTAGCAAACTCATAACTGAATTGCTTCTCTTCACTATTTCGTAAAGAGATCTTCTTGTCATCACCTTTTTTTGGAAAATCTGTTGGCATCAGTAAAAAATTATTCCGTTCATTTTTCTAGCTACATCACCATCATTGGGTGTCATGTAATCTCCATCCTTACCGTAAAGTGGGTAATTATTTGTCTGATCTTCGTGTGTAATATAAGAGATCATATCATCACTCATTACCTGTGCCTTTCTAAAGGTGTCAGATTTCATTTGATTGAATTGCTCTACATTTGCAGGACTACTAAACTCTGATACATTTATAACTACACCTGCTGATGTGGTATTGTATTGAATCTCATTCATCACTTCAAATCTAACATACCAACATAAAGCAGGCTTTAGATAATGAGTAAGTAGATCAGAGTTAGCTGTTGTAAGAGTTGAGTTGTGGTTTTGCGTTTTAAGCTCCTCGTACATATCTAAACCCAAGATAGGCTTGATGTGTGCCAACTCAGCAATGTCAATAATAGATTCTGATATTAGTGCAGTATCTGTGGCTTGGTTTGTAAAAGCCTGAGCAATCACTTCTGATGCTGTAACTAAATTATTGTATTGTCTTACATTTGCCATACTACTGATTATTTGTAATTACTGTTTCTGTTTTCTCAACCTTAATCGACTGTCTATCAGTAAGAAGCATATCACCATCTTGTATCGCTTCTAGATCCTTGTCTAACATCATTCTTTGCTCATTGATAGTAAGAACTTGTTTTGGATCTAGATCAGATAGGAAAGATATTGGTGGCTCATAAACTACTCGTAAGTCAGAAGTATCAAGACCTAGCTCCTTACCTAACACCTTTCTTATTGGTGCTAGAAGGATGTTTGTGGTATCTTTGATAACTGTACTCATTGCTAGTTCATAAGCAATTCTTATCTCACTACCTGTGTTGTTCATCTTTCCTGATGACACAATACCACTCAAGGCAGGTTGCCATCTGTGAGCAGTAATAATGTTTTGATCGGTTAACTTCTGTAAATCTAAGAAGTCCCCATCCTCCTTGTTGTTGATGATCTGAACATCAGTTCCACTACTATCATCTCCATTCTTTACAAGGAATAATATCTTTGAGTTGTTGCCACTACCTGTTAGCGTATCTTTGGCAGTTTCAACAAACTTCTCTGCTTCTGCTTCGCCAAAATCTCCGTTAACAGTAACAATGGCAGAAGGACTAAATCCATTCTTAAATGCTGTGTGGTTAAATTTACCTATCTCGTAATCAATCGCTATATGCTCCAAAGAAGCAACATAGTCAGGTAAACCATAAAAGTTAAATGTGCTTTCGTAATCCTTGTAGTGAACAATGAATCTACTTCTTGCAACTCTAGGATAAACAGGTATTACCTGCTTTTTCTCAGGAGTTCTTTTGAAGTTCGCCCAATCAGGATGAAAGCAAACGGATTGCTTGTTTTTGCTTACTCTAGCCGTAGAGGCATCTTTGTGGTAGAAGTTTATTCCACCATCGTAGATAACCCCCTCTAAGTATGCGTTACCGTATGTAAAGTAATCGTCAGCTAGTTTTTTAAATACATCTTTTAAACTCTCTCCATCAGCGTTTACATCTGCTATAAAAGAAGATAACGCTTCATTAGAAGTAGAGAAACCACTACCTGTTGTAAATGTGGTTTTTTGAGCTAAGACAGATCTATGTGTAGATGACTGTCTTTTTAATTCAGCTAAATACTGAGGAAATAGATTGTCTTTACCAAAAGGAATATACTCTTCTCTTATCCTATCTAAATCCTTTTCCTCTGTACTTACCTGAGGAGTTGATAGGTTTACAAAAGCATACTTAGTATTAAAACTACTCTTTGTCTGAGTTGTCTTTACTTTGTTTTGGTTGTGCTTTGGTTTTCTTTTGTTTTGCATCTTCCTTTGTAACAAATTTAGTATATCCTAAATCAAAAACATTTTTTAACTCTTTTTGAGTAGCTTTCGACCAATCAATAGAGAAGCCTTTGAAATAAGTAACCCCTGATTTCTTTTTTGCTTTATATGCCATAATGCAATATATAAAAAATAATACAAAGTTAGGGGATATACCCCCAACTAAGTATTAAGTATTAGTATTAAGCTATTGAGAATGTTCCTGCTGCTGCATCAATAGTTACAGCATCTTCAATTAAGTAAGGAAGCTCTCCTGACTGACAAGTGAATGTAAGTGTAGCACCTGTTTCGTCACCTAAAGCTGCTCCTGTGTTCATCTCAACACTAGATAATCTAGCAAACATTTGGTTGTGAGCATCAGTTGCTGCACCAACATGGAATTTTTGCGATAAACCAACAGCATATGTGTTGTCATTGTAATCTTGACACATAACAACTAGGTTTCTATTTGAAAGGTTGTCTATTGCGCTCAAGTGTGCATCAGAAAGATTTGGAATGTATGCTGTAACAGTATGTTCAAACATAATTGTTCCACCTTCTTTAGTACCTGTTGAGGTCAAAGAACCTGTGCCTTGCTTTAACTCAAACAATTTACCGTTCGCATCAGTTAGAGCAGTAATCTGATGATTTCCGTCTGTATCAAAAGTGATAGCAGAAATATCAGAAAACATATAAACACCTAAGGCTTTTAGACCGCCTCTAAGCTCCATATCAGTATGTGCAACTGCGATATTTTCTATTGCCATTTTATTTAGTTTTTATAAGTTAAAAATTAGGGGGAGTATTTCATCCCCCATAATTAAATTCAATTATGCCATGTTATCAGGAGTGTAGTACACAGCCAATTTAGCATCTTTCAATGCACAACCGATTGAGTAAGCCACTCGGAAACGATACTCTTTGTTATCGTTAGAATACCATTGCTCTACAGCGTTAGAACTAAAGTCAGTTGCAACAGCAAAAGCATCTTTAGTAGTTAACATTGCTCTGTGAGTTTCAGCAGCATTTGATGCTCCGTTGATGTTAGCAACATTAGCAGCAATAGCAATATCCCAATCTCTACGAACAACAACAGGAATACCTCTAAACATAAGTTGTGGCATACCGTTAACTAAAGTTCCGTAACCTGAAGTAGTAAATCCTGTTCCTTCAAGAGTTAACATATAATCATCAGCGATGTCGCCTGATACGAATAATACATGGTTGCCTGCACCTAATAACTCAGGAGAAGCAGCATCATATAATGCTCGTAAAATCTTGATACCGTTACCTGCAACTAAAGCAGCATCAGTAGTTTGTTCAGGAGAGATGCTTGCTCTGTTAATGCTATTTGAAGATGCTTCAAAAGCAGCTTGGAAGATACCGTTGTAGATACCAAAGTCGCCTGAAGCACCACTATCAGATAACCATAACTGACGGTTGAAGTCAGATTGTACACCTTCTCCGATTAAGCCAAGTAGAATATTTTTTACAATAGTTCCGTCAACATTATCAAAGTCGTGTCCACCTCTCATCAACTGACCTTTCATCTTGTTGAATAAAGAGTTTCCTGCGAAAGCGATTTCAGCTTCCATTCTTTTTGGTGTGATAGTTACAGCAGCACCTTTCTCGCCTGTTTCAGCAGAAAAAGCACCTGAAGCAAACTCCTTAGTAATACCACTTAACGCTTGAAATCTATCTAATACGATAGTTCCTGCAACATTTGGCATAACATCCATATATTGCATATAATCTTGACCTAAAAATAAAGGTTCAAGAATTGTCTTATTTA